CCGCAGCCGATCAGGCACAACAGGACGCGGCGGACGCAGCCGATCAGGCCGCGCAGGACGCAGCGGATCAGGCCGCAGAAGACGACGCAGCATAGGAGGCGAACATGCGCCACTGGTTCACGATGAAGGCCGAGGACAAGGCAGCGGAGATCGTCATCTACGACGAGATCGGCGCATCGTTCTGGGGCGAGCCGACAGTCAGCGCCAAGCAGTTCCTGACCGACCTCAAGGACCTGGGTGAGGTGGACAGCATCACACTGCGCATCAACAGCCCCGGAGGCGACGTGTTCGACGGTGTCGCCATCCACAACGCGATCAAGAACCACAAGGCCACGGTCACCGCGCAGATCGACGGTCTGGCGGCATCGGCGGCATCCTACATCGCCATGGCGGCGGACAAGATCGTCATGCCAGCGAACAGTTTCATGCTGGTCCATGGCGCATCAGGCTTCGCGTTCGGCAACGCAGACGACATGCGGGCGACGGCGGACGACCTCGACCGCATCGACAAGTCCATGACCGCGACCTACGTCGCGCGCTCCGGGTCAAGCACGGCGAAGGTCAAGGCGCTCATGAAGGAAGACCGCCTCATGACCGCCAGCGAGGCCAAGGAGCTGGGCTTCGCAAACGAGGTCACTCCAGAGAAGAAGATGGCGGCAAAGTTCTCGCTGCGGCTGCTCCCACAGGCAGCAGCAGAGAAATTCCGCGCACAGACAGGTGAAGGACAGGGCGATCCGCCTCCTCCTGCTCCAGACCCTGAGGAGCCGGGGAAGCAACCGGTGGCTGACCCGGCTCCGACCCCCAAGCCAGCGGACGACCCGCCAAAGGAGCCGCCCAAGGCGCAGGTCATCGACCTCAACGCGGCGAAGGCACAGGGCATCGCGGAGCATCAGGCATACGTCGCCAGCGTGACGGACTTGTGCACGCTCGCGCGCGCGCCAGAGAGGGTTGGAGCCTATGTGCGCGCCAACACGCCGGTCGATCAGGTTCGCAAAGAGCTTCTCACGCGCGCGGAACAGGACCCGGTGGTCATGCCGCACCACCCGCTCGTGGACAAGCAGGCGGCGACAGCAACCTCGTGGACCAAGATCACCGACAAGCTCAACGCACGGCTCAAGAAGTAGGCCGCAACCTGAGAGGAGTTCACTATGTCTGAACACACCAACCAACCCGACCCGCAGGCCGACGCGGCGGCTCGTGCGGCAGAAGCAGCGCGCGTGGCGGACGAGGCAGCAGCTCGCGCCGCAGAAGGCCGGAGGGCCATGCACGAGCGCGAGCAACAGCGCCGTGAGGACGAGTTCAAGCTCAACGAAGACCGCGTCACAGCCGAGCGGGAAGCCGCAGCCGAGCGGGTCAAGGAAGACGAGCGCCTCGCCGCACTCAGCCCAGAGGAGCGTGCTGCCGAAATCAGCCCGTTCGCGGCCACCGTGCCGCACTTCCAGACGCTCAGCGAACCGCACCACGCAGCCGAGTTCATCCTGTCCGAGGCCAACGGGCAGCGCTCGCGCGGGAACGCATACTTCGCTGATCCGACAACGATCTACGTCGGCATGCCGGTGAAGCAGACGGCGGCGGCGACATCAACGCAACCAGCGACCTACGTTCCAGCTGCGGTGGGAGCGGACTGCACAGCGCTCTGCATCTACGCGGGCGGCACAATCCCTGGCGAAGGGCTGCGCACAGCACTCATCGTCCGCGACGCGGAGGTGAACAAGAACCTCATCTCGTGGGGAGCCATCACCGCACCAGAGCAGGTGATCGGCATGCAGACGCTCGCCGCCGCAGGCATCATCGCCCGCTAAGGGCATCCCGCCAACCCGGTAGCAGTAAGGAAGGAACACAGGTCATGCTCGACATTTTTCGCGGCGACGGGTTCGGCGTGGTGCCCCTGTCTCTCGCAATCAACAACCTCAAGTTCATCCCTGGCTACGTCTCAGGGAGGGGTCTGTTCAGCGAGACATCCACGGCAGCAACGTCGGTTGCCATCGAGGAGAAGAACAACATCCTCACGCTGGTCGCCCCGTCACCTCGCGGAGGACCGGGCACGACAATCGCAAAGCCGCGCCGCTCCATGAGGATGCTGGGCGTCCCGCACTTTGAAATCAACGACGCGATCATGGCAGAGGAGGTGCAAGGGGTTCGCCCGTTCGGACAAGAGACCGGAACCGAGGCAGTCATGACCAAGGTGGCCGAGCGGATGCAGACCGCAGGCCAGTCGCTTGAATACACGCAGGAACACGCGCGTGTCGGCGCGATCAAAGGCATCATCACCTATGCCGATGGCACCGTCCTCAACCTGTTCATCGAGTATGGCATCTCACCGCCAGCCGCGATCCCATTCGTCTTCTCAACGAACCCAGGGACCGGCGCGATCAGGCAGCAGTGTCAGGCGGTCATCCGCACGATGGGCGCGAACCTCGACGGTCAAGGCTTCTCAGGCGTCGAGGCGATCTGCGGCGACGCATTCTTCGATGCGATGATAATGAGCAACGAGGTGCGCTCGACCTACCTCAATCAGGCGGACGCGGCAGAGCTGCGCACAGGCTACGTGTCGGCTGGTCAAGCATGGGGCAGCTTCACGTTCGGCGGCATCCTGTGGACCAACTACCGTGGCTACGCGCAGGGCGCACCCATGGTCGAGACCGGCGCGGCATACTTCTATCCGACAGGCGTGCCGAACCTGTTCTCAACCGTGTTCGCACCGGCAGACTATATCGAGACGGTGAACACCATGGGCCTGCCGCGCTACGTCAAGCAATACAACATGCCGAACGACAAGGGCGTTCACATGGACACCCAGATGAACGCACTCAACTTCTGCACGCGCCCGCTCGCGCTGCTCAAGGGAAGCTATTCGTGAGGGTTCGCATAATCAGGGGCTACAGCCCGCCCGTCGCATGGCGTCGTTTCACGCGCTTCGGCAACGGCTTCACGGTGCGCCTGTGGTCACTGGGCCTGCACGTCTGGTGGCCGCAACCCAGCTGAGGAGAGGGCATGGTGGACTTCGACAGGCTGGTCCTTTCACCGGCCTCAGACATCTTCTCAATCAAGTGCCGGTTCACCCCGCTGACCAGCAGCCCCGGTGATCCGGCATTCGATTTGCGCGGTGTCTACTCATCATCTGCGGTCGATGTGCAGATGCAAGATGAAACGATCTTCTCGGACCAACAGACCTCACTGGGCATCCGCCTGCGCGACTTCGCCGCACCACCAGACCGGGGCGACCTTGTCGAGATAACCGACACCATGCACCCGGCTCTCGGTCGGAAGTATTGGGTCGGTGACCTCGATGAAGACGGGCAGGGCGGGGCCATGCTGTTGCTGCGCGTCTTCAACCCAGAGCCGGTGGAAGACACTGGCCCATGAGCGAGTATGCCATTCAGATCGTCACGGCGGCTCACGACTTACTGGCCGTGCACTTCGGCGCGCGCTTCAAGACCTATCGCAAAACACCGATGTTGCAGGTGCAACCATCTGACCTGCCGCTGCTGGGCATCTACATCCTGCGTGAGCAGGGCATCCCGCTTGGCGACGCAAACCACGCGGAGCCTAAATTCAAGAGCACGCTGACGGTGGGCTTCTCTGGCGCGGTGCACGCTGACACCGACGATCAGAACAAGCTCTACCAGCTTGAAGAAACCATGTCGGAGGTGCTCGACGTCCTACTGACAAATCCAAAGTTCGTCAACCTCGCGGAGGGCTTCACCGGCACAGACAGGCAGTCGCAATACGCCAAGGTGGGCGAGACGACTTTGTTTGAGATCAGGATCGAGCTGCAAGCGCTTTATGACAGCTGGTTCGATCCAGTCGTGGTGGACGACTTCAACACCCTGCATATCACCAATCAGTATCCACCCGGCGTCGATCCAGACACCGTGTTGCAGATCATCCGTGTCTATGAGCTGAACACAGCGCGTAGGCGGTCAAACGGCGGACAACGTCCGCATCACCCCCGGCCTTAGAAGGAGATCGCACGCATGCCCGTCTCGTTCAACTCCATCCCGTCAGGGTGGAAGATGCCGCTTTACTGGGTCGAGGTGGACCCCAGCATGGCAGGCTACCCACGCTCGCGGCTCACATCACTGCTCATCGGCCTGATGTCAGACGATGGCACCGCGATACCAGACGTGCCGATCCCGGTCCCTTCTCAGGCAGACGCACGCCAGCTGTTCGGCTACGGCAGCATGCTGGACGCCATGGTCGAGAGTTTCACGCGCAACAACTTCGCGCAGGAGCTGTGGGTCGTTCCCATCGCAGAGGCAGCGGCAGGTGTGCCCGCGACGGCAGCAGTCACTGTCGCCACGCCAGCGACGGCGGCTGGCACGCTGCCGTTCTACGTCGGGGGCCGCAGAGTGCAGGTCGCGGTGGCGGCGGCAGAGGCGGTGGCCGTCACGGCTGGCAAGATCGTGGACGCCATCAACGCCGATCCATCCATGCCGGTGACGGCGCTGGTCGGCACGATGGGTTCGTTCGACCTCACCTGCAAGTTCAAGGGCGTCGAGGGCAACGAGATCGACGTCAGGCTGGCATATGGCGGGGCACTCGCAGCGGAGCGCGTCCCGGTCGGGCTGGACATCACCATGCCGGTCGGAAACAAGCTGGCAGGCGGCGCGGGCACGGTGGACCTGACAACCGCCATCACCAACCTGGGCGATGAGATTTACGAGTATGTCGCCACAGGCTTCACCGACAGCACGGCACTGATGGCGCTGGAGACCGAGTATGGCTTCACCGACATCGGCAGGTGGGGCTGGATGCGTCAGCTCTATGGGCATGTGTTCGGCTGCTACAAGGGCGACCTCGCCAGCCTGCTGACCAAGGGGCCGAGTAACAACAGCGGGGTCCTGTCGGTCCTGGGTGTCGAGGCAAACTCACCGACACCGTCATGGTCATGGGCCTCAGCCTACGCGGCCAAGGCAGCGCGCGCACTGCTCAACGATCCCGCGCGCCCGTTGCAGACACTGGCGCTGGAGGGGTGCCTGCCAGCGCCCAAGCACCAGCGCTTCACCAAGGCGCACTGCAACGACCTGTCGGGCGTCGGTATCGCCACGCAGGGCGTGAACGACGACGGCATCCCGGCCATCCTCAGGGAGAGCACCACCTATCAGAAGAACCTCTACGGGCAGGGCGACGACGCATACGAGCTGGTGCCCACCCTCGCCACGCTGTCAGCGCTGTTCCGCTCGCAGCGGTCCGCCATCACCAGCAAATACCCACGGCACAAGCTGGCCGATGACGGGACGCGGTTCGGCGCGGGGCAGGCCATCGTCACGCCCAAGATCATCAAGGCGGAACTCATCGCGCAATACAGGGCTGACGAGTTCCTGGGCAGGGTCGAGAACGCCACGGCATTCAAGCAGAACCTGATCGTGGAGCGCGACCCCAACGACCCCAACAGGGTCAACGTCCTCTATCCGCCGGACCTCATCAACCAGCTGCGCATCTTCGCCGTGCTGGCGCAGTTCAGGCTGCAATACAATCGTGGCGTTGACACCTCGATCACCGCATAGCCTTCATCGCGCTTGACGGTGTGACGGCGCGCACATTTCATGGTGCGCGCCGTTTTCATTGAAGGCGTCGATCAAAGCATGAGGCAGGAAACGTGGATGTCTATGGGAAGATCGCCAAGCCATTCTGGGACGACAAGCCAGTCGCCATAGTCAACGGCGGGCCATCGCTCCTCGGCTTCGACTTTGAACAGCTGCGCGGCGCGCACGTGGTCGCGGTCAAGGGCCGCATCTTCGACATCCCATGGGCAGACGCGGGGTTCGGCCTCGACACGCCACGCTTCATCGAGTGGCGCGACAAGCTCTCAGACGTGCAGTGCCGGGTCTACTGGGCGGTGCCAGAGGACCAGCTCGCCAACACCGGGCCATCGCCATCGAAGAACATCACCTTCCTCCGCAGGCTTGACGGGCAGTCTGTGTCAGAGGACCCCGGCAGCATCTACAGCGGCGGCACCTCAGGGTTCGGGGCGATGCAGGTCTGCATCCACAAGCGGGCGCGCAGCATCGTCCTGTTCGGCTTCGACTATGACGGCAGCAGCCATGCCACCGAGACCGGTCCGCACAATCAGAAGCGCAGGGAGCAGGACGCGGTGAACTGGCTGCGGTGGGCCGAGCATTTCAGGGTCTACGTCGAGCCGCTCCAGGCCCACGGCATCAACGTGGTGAACGCCTGCCCGCAGTCATCTATTCCATGCTTCCAGAAAGTGACGCTGGAGGACGGCGTCAGCATGCTGAGGGTATGACCATGTGCTGGGCCTACATCGCCATCGCACTGTTCGTCGGGGCCAGTGGCGGCATCCTCGTGGCGGGCCTTTGCAGAATGGGCAAGGATGGCTGAGCCAATCATCGCCTGCGTGCGTGGGGCGCACTCGCTCGACACCGTTGCCGAGTTCAGGGACGCGGTCGCCCGCAACATCAACGTGCCTTACACGCTGGTCTGCTTCACCGATCAGCCGCAGTGCTGCGACGCGGTCAACTTCCTCGACATCACAGGAATGGGCCTGCCAGGGGAATGGGGGCGGCTCATGCTCTTTGAGCCAAGCTGGCGCGAGCAGAGCATGGTGATTTATTTTGACCTCGACCTCGCCATCATCGGGGACATCACGCCACTCACGACTGTGCCGGGAGAGTTCGCCACCACCACCGATCAGAGCGTCATGGTCATCGGCGGCGGAATGGCCGGTTTCGTCTGGACCAGCTTCGCCGCACGGCAGGAAGAACTGATGCGGCGGCACGGCACGACAGCCTGCATCTCGGCGCTGTATCGCAGCCCACCGCTCCTGCGGCACCTGCTGCCAAGGGGCTTCTTCACCAAGGGCTGCGTCGGGTTGCCATAGGCACCTGCGGTTGCGCGGGGTTGCGCGCGGGCATCGCTGACCCAGCCCAAGACCATAGCCTGACTGCATTACAACCTAAGAACATCCACGCCACCTGCGCGAGTGCACGCGCCGGAAAGCGTTGCAGTATCAATGACTTCGCTCCTCGCGCTCACAAACATCGCTGCTATAAGGGCCGGGGTCGAGCACCCACAGACAGGAGACCGACATGCCTCAGGGACCAATCGCAGGCACCGCATACCTCAAGGTTGACGGCCAGATGTATCCCCTCAAGGGATCGCTCACCGTCTCCATCAGCCCGGTCGAGCGCAACGGTATCGCGGGCCAGGACTACGTGCACGGCTATCAGGAGCTGCCGCGTGTCCCCTACATCGAGGGCGACGTCAGCACGCTGCCAGAGGTCAGCACCGAGTTTCTGGAAGGCATCATCGACGCCACCATCACCGCTGAGCTGGTCAACGGCAGGGTCTACGTCCTGCGCAACGCATGGACCAAAGGACCCATCGAGATCAACACCTCGGACGGTCAGTTCAGGATCAGATGGGAAGGCGTGGACGGCGACGAAATCTAAATGCCATTCGTCGCAGCCGATCCATACGCGCGCCTCGGAGAGAGGTTGGACACCGGGCACTGCATGCGTCACGTGCAGATCGTGGCCGGTGTGCCGCACTCATCCAAGCTGCGCCGTGGCGAGCGGCTTGCCACGATGGCGGCGCCACCGCGCGGTGTGGTCATCGGCACGTTCGGTGACAACGACACCTACGACAACTCGACAGACGGATCAGAGCACGTGGCGATCTTCGTGGAGAAGCGCGCAGACGGTCTGCTGGTGGTCGATCAGTGGGTCGGTCAGCCAGTGCACGAGCGACTGATCCGCTACAGGGGTGGCGAAGGCAAGGACGTCAACGACGCGGATCAGTTCCACGTGGTCGAGACGGCTTAGGAGCAATCATGTCAGGGGCGGCAGTCAAGGCAGTCGAGAAGGAGGATGCGGCGGCTCCTCCCTCGACCGACGTCACCATCACCTTATCAAAACCGGTGATGGCGAACGGGGATATGGTCAAGCAACTGGTGTTCAGGGAACCGACAGGCAACGACATGCTCATGATCGGGGACAAGTGGCCGGTCAACATCGACTGGTCCACAGGCGAGGTCACGCCAAATCCCGTGGTGATGAGCAACGTCATGTCCACGCTTGGCGCAGTTCCTCCCTCAACAATCAAGGCGCTGAGGGGCAAAGACTTCTCGACATGCGCTCATGCACTCATGGGTTTTTTCGTGCCGGACGCACAGGCGATGCGATCCTGAATTGCTATCGCTTGGCGCGGTTCTACTCGCGGCCACCGGCAGAGTTTCTCGTGATGCCCATGAGCGAAGTCGAGCGACACATGGTCTGGACTGACAAGCTGCTGGCCGCAACGGAGGCCACGCGGCCACGCTGAGGTGACGCATGCCTGATGAAGTCCTTCGCCTCCGGGCGACAGTCGTTTCAGACGAAGCACTCGCCAACATCCGCAAAATCGGACGCGAGATCGGTCTTGTCCAAAAGACAGGCGGCGCGGGCGCATCCAACGCCGAAAAGAGCTGGGCCAACTTCGGCAAGACCATCAAAGCAGTCGGCGGCGGGTTTCAGAGCGCCATCGGCGCGATGGGACCGTGGGGCGTCGCGGCAGGGGCAGCGGCCTTCGCGGCGACCAAGCTCATCAACGAGCTGGGCGACCTCTCCAAGAACATGGTCGCCATGGGTTACGCCAGCAAAGAGCTTGGCATCGGCACCAAGGAGCTGAAAGGGTTCCAAGACCAAGCCGCCAAGGTCGGCGTCGCACCCGAAGCGATGATGCAGGGTCTGGCGACCTTCAAGCGTAACACCGAAGACTTCAAGAACCGGATGGGCACGCTGCGTGGCGAACTGATCGCCATGGGCGCGGGCGACGTGTTGAACGCGATCAACGCCGCCACCACCCAGATGGACAAGCTCAAGGTCGCCTTCGACTTCAAGGAGGTGCTCGACAGGCTCGATCCCTCCGGGGAGAAGGGCCGCAGGTTCTTAGAGATGATCACGGGCAATGCGGATTTGGCCCGTATCAAGTGGTCCGACCTCAGCCGCACGATCCAGACCGAGAAGATGTTCACCCCGGAGCAGATGAAGGCTGCGAAGGATTACCAAGACAGCCTCGTCTCGCTGGGCCGGTCATGGGACGACCTCAAGACCACGCTTGGCACGACGCTCATGCCGGGTCTCGCCAAGGACCTGAGGACACTCAACGACATCCTCACCGTCATCGACAAGATCGCAAACTGGAAGGGGCCATCATGGCTCCCAAGCCTGCCGGACCCCAACAAGCTGGGCGACCAGCTGGGCCGCAAACTGGGTCTCGATCCGTTCGGCCTGCGGGCGCAGCACGACGCGGAGGACCGCGCCACGGAGCAGCAGATGCTCCGCGACGCGCAGACACCTGAGGAGAAGGCGGCGGCAGAGAAGACGGTCGCTGAGCATCGCGCCACTCGCGGCGACACGGCGGAAACACCGCAGCCAGAAGGCACGACAGACGCGGATCGCGCAGCGCTGGCAGCGGCGGATGCGCGGCTCAAGGCAGAGCAGGACGCCCAGCGGGCAGAGGCAGAAGCCGCAAACAAAAAGCGGATTGACGACGGCATGGCCCGCATGCGGGAGATGCAGGAGCAGCGCCGCAGGATGTTCGAGAACAGTCCAGGCATGCGGTTCGACCAGTCAAACCTGCATCCCAGTTCGGCAGAGGGTGGGGGCCTCAACCCGGCCTTCATCCACAAGGCATCGTTCGGCGGCGGCGGCGGCATCGGCAGGGTCGCGGGCGGCGGTGGCAATGCGGATGAGGCGTCCATCTCACGCATCATTCAGGTCGGCGTCTTCGACGCGCTGGTCGAGTTCAAGCAATACGTGGACGCTGGCTCAGCTGCGGGGGGCGGTGACGGCGGCGGCGGCATGCCAGGGGTGCAGAGGGCGTCATTCAGTCCAGGCGGCGGTGGCGGTGGCGGTGGCGGCTGGGGCGGTGGGGGCGGCGCACCCGTCAGCGGCATGGGCGGGCAGACAGCACCTCGACCTGGGCCAGGAGGGCAGGGCGGCGGCGGTGGAGCGCCAGCAGGCTCCACGGTCCCCACGACCGGACCCGGACAGTTGGGCAAGGGCGGCGGCAAGAGCGCGTTCTACGACGAGCAGCGCAAACTCATCTACGACGCAGCCGTCAAGGCAGGTCTGCCGCACCCAGAGGTGGTCGCAGAGGTCGGGGCCACGCAGGCGCAGCTGGAGAGTGGCGGCGGCGAGCGCACGCCTGGAGGCTTCAACGTCTACGGCATCAAGGCAGGTGGCGGTGTCGGCGGCACCGGTCCAGAGGTCTCGACGCAGGAGCAGGGTCCAGGCGGGATGCGAACGGAGCGGGCGCGCTTCGCCACGTTCCAGAGCAAAGAGGAAGCAGCCGCAGGCTACGTCGATTTTCTCAAACGCAATCCGAAACACTACGCCGGGGTCACGTCGGCAGAGACAGTGCAGGAAGGTATCGCGGCGCAGGGCATCAGTGGCTACGCGACCGACAAGAGCTATCCAGGGAAGCTCGCGCAAATCCAAAAGCAGTATGGCGGGCAGGTCACACCGGGCAAGCCCAACGCAAACCAGTTTGCGTCTGGGGTCATGTCGCTGATGGCGGCGGGCGGCAAGCCAAACAACATCCAAGACTATCTGGCGGCTCACGGTGTCAACATGAGCTTGGCGGACTGCGGTGCCTTCATGGCGCAGCAGGTGCGCGATGCTGGGGGCCAGCCACCACAGAACCCCGCCATCGCATCAAACTGGAATGTGTTTGGCGAGGAGGGATATTCGGCTGATCCGAACGCGGTCAACATCGCCGTCAAACAAGGTGTGGGCACAGGGCAGACGGGGTCGCACGTCGCAACCGCAGTTCCAGAACTCGATGAGAAGGGAATGCCGACCGG